ACCTCGTATCCGGAGACTGTAAAGAAATCGATGACGCGAATTTTCTTACCGTCCGTCTGGAAAAACCAGATCGAGGTGTCATCGGAGTACCCAATGTCCCAGGCGGTAAGAACAAGTCTATCTGGATCATACGGGTAGTGTCCAACGAAGTCACCTCGCGCCTCTAAATCGTTAATAAGTTGTCCGTAGTACGCCCCTCTTACGGCAGCAGCGAAGTCACAGAGCATTTCTTGTCTGTAACTGTTTTCGTCGCTTCCGGGCATTGTCCGGATTTCCTCCAGTTCCTCAGCCGTAAAAATCCCTGTTTCAGTCGCTTTGTACATTTTCTTGAACCATCGCTGATCAGTCTGCGCAGAGTCCCATAGCTCCTTAAAATGATTAGGTCCGGCTGGAGTGCCGATAAACGCCGCCCACCCGCGACGGTCAAGGAGCGTAGGCGCAATAACTTCGCCGAATAAGCGCGGCGACATATTTCCATATTCATCTAGGATTACTCCATCGTTGTAGACACCCCGCAGGGAGTCTGGATTGTCCGCACCGTACAAAGATATCAGTGCTCCGGATTTCAACTTAACTGACAGTTCAGACTCCATAGTCTTTTCTATCAGCGGCCCTGCGTAATGCTTGAGGTAAGTCCACGCTATGCGCTTCGCCTGTTTGTATAGGGGAGCCACATAGCTATATAGTGGGAAAGGCAGGGGATTCTGTACCGCCTTATCTATCAGGTCGTTAATGCACATAATAGTCTTACCAAACCGTCTGTGCGCTACAATAACAGAAAAGCGCTCAGACCTAGCGTGGAAGTCCAGGGACAGTGGGCGCGGAGTGTAGACACTTTGGACTACTTGCTTCATTTCTTAGGCTTCCAGTTCTTCAAACCCCATGCCAAGTACTCAGAGACAGGCTTCTTAGTGTAGTAAGAATATCCTGTATCCCCGGGCTCGAACATCTTAAATGACGTCCAATCTGGGCGCTCAGTGTTTAGAAATTCTTCTGTATCCCTAGCGAACTCGTAGTGGGGAAGATCCCCCTCTAGCCCAAAGGTAGTATCATCCTCTCCCGCCCACAGGCGGGTCATCTTATCTCTTAGTTCCTTCTCTTTGCTGAAATCTATGTGTCCCTCGTCAGGCAGCAAATAGGATCCCATAGCGGGGTTCTCTGCAGGTTTGCTCCAATCCTGACCCATGACCTCCGTGTACTCATTGGCATAGGTTGGGTCCGGGGATAGATAGTTGCCAGACTCTAAGGTCTTAATATCTTGCGACCCTCGGTACAGAGGGCCGATTGCTTTCTTGACGTCCCTTCGTATCTGCACGGGTACGGTCTTCATGCCAAGCAACTCAGCAGCTAAGGTTCTGTGAAAACCCTCTTGCCCCTCACGGCCCGCCCTGTAATCTAAATAGGGAGCAGCAAAATCCGTACCATTACGAAGTGCGTCCGCAATGCCCTGAATATTTTCAGTGTTTGCCCGCCTAGAGGCTAAGATCTCTTCAGCAGGGACTCCCCAAGTCTTAGAGTTAAGTGCTGAGGCCTCACGCAAATAATCCTCTATGGGCATATCTTGGGTGGATACATCTATGCCCTTGTTCTCCCTAAAATAGTCGGGCTTCCTATTGAAGTCGTACATATCTGGAGTCATGCCCTTGGCATTCAGATCATCAAATACGAAGCCCTCAGGATTCACATTTCCCACGTCCAGCAAATCATCGTTACCGAGGAACCGAGAAGCGTACTCTTCCTGGTTGAATAGATCTTCTATATTAGAGGAGGTATTCTGCTTAAAGTATGTAGGATCAAATGGGTACATATTTCTGCGATCAGAAGCAGGGAGCTTAGCTCTGGCTTGTGTCAGCCGTTGCAGTGCTTCATCCGCAGTGTCCATGTACCGCTCTGTGGTCATGTTGCCCTCTTTTCTAACCATCTCCTTTCTACGCAGCAGATCAGCCATCAATTTGGGGTCATCTCCAGCCTTAAATATCTGCTTGTTTACATTCTTAAGCTCATCCTCTACCTGCTTCGCGTAGTGCTGAATATTGGAGCCCCCTGGGAATCCATAGCGGTCGGAAGCTGCGTGACCAAGTTCGTGGAGCAGAACGCTTTTATAGTCTTCTGTGCCTGTGTTCTTCGCCCCCACCATAGCCGTCTTTTCATCTCTGTTCCACGAACCTCCTTTGCCAACTCCAGTTTTGAGTTTCAGGCGCTTAGTGTCCATGACCTTAGATAATTCCGGATGGCTAAGTGCGTCGTCCATGGGCATTTCATCACCTGGGAATATCGGTCTATCTTTTAGGAACATCTTAGAATCGTCGATCTCAGAGATCAGCTGTCCAGACGTAGGATGCTTTCCCCATCCCGTCTCTTTCCAGATCTTAGCCGCGTCGTCCCCAGCATCCATGCGGGATACCGCCTTCTTCAGGAGGTCCATATCGGTAAGTCTCGACGGCCCTACAAAGATGCTGAGCAGCGGAGCAAGTTTAGCAAGATCTTCTGGCCCCCCTCCAGGCGTCCCCACGTCCGCAGCTGCGAAGAGTTTCTCCGTGGCGCTGGTGGGCTCCCCATACCCCCACCTGTTGAGCATTGTGCCGAGGCTGTTCGGCACGAGTAGATTAGCAGGCGACCCCTTAGTACGCCGATTCGCCGCTTCGATCGCTTGTGCCAGCTTGAGGAACGTTGGATTGACCGGAGCCTTGATCGTTGCTGAGTTCTTCATGCTTAGTGCTCGTCTCCACGCATATCAAGCAAGCCTTGGTCATCGTCTCCGCTTTCTCCCCCTTGTCCATCGGCTTGCTCGTGCCGAATATCAGTGCTATTATCAGCACCACCGCTATTGAAATCTCCATCAGTAGCCTCTGCTTGTCTGTTTAATGGGCTCGATGGAACAAGTGATCTATATTCTATGACGTTGCCCTGCTTATCTCCGAGCAACGCCGCTGCCCCCTTCGGGGCCAATGTAATGAGGAGCTTGAGGAAGGTTTCGTAGTTCTCTTCTTGGTTAGCCCACATCGCTAACCTTGTCACGCCCCCTACCATTTCGAAGGTCTCTAGGAATGCGTTCTGTATCTGCTTGGGAGTCCATATCCGCTCTACATTGCCCTGCTTCCTACGCTGGCGCTCGGTCAGTTGGTTTTGAAGTGCAAGGTTTATGTCCATAAAGAAGCCTAACACAAATAAGGGGGGAACGCAAGTGGTATTTTCGGGGCTCAGTTCTAGGTACAATCTCTAAGAAACTCGGTTCTAGGTACAGTCTCTAAGAAACTCGGTTCTTCGAACTTCGTACTCGGAGGTAGGGTATGGTTTGGAGGGGTGGCGGTTTTGTCTCACCCCGCCCCCCTTCGGGCGGGGGGTGGTCTGCGGTCTGTAGCGTCCGGCGTCACGCATCGCATCGCGTCATGTAGCGGGTCGGGTCATGTAGCTCTAGGCGTCACGTAGCCTAGCACGTCGTACTCGGCGCTTGGCACCACGCGCATCGTGTAGCCTATGGCGTCATGTAGCATCATGCGTCATGTTCGGGTGTTTTGCATCCGTCCTTTTGTGGGGTATAAGTACGTCCGTCATTATAACAACACGGTATAAGAAATAACTTGCATTACGATGTGGCATTTAGTACTATGAATTTGTGGGCAGGGGGCCATTTAGGACCCCGCACAAAAAGGGAAGTTTATTATGAAAAAGTCAACTGTTATTACCCCCGTCGCAGCGCCCGCTGTAGACGCCCCGCTGTACGCGCTTAACGAAAAAGCGCAGGCAATGGCCGAACTGGTCGTGGGTACGCCCACGCTGCAGACGCCCGCCAAAGGTCTGGGCAAGGCATGGCGCGCAGCCGGACACACGGCACCCAACACACGGGTCGCAGCATTGGCCGCGATACTGGCAGGCACCGACGGCCAGTTTACCGCCGAAAAAGCGCAAGCCGTACTGACCGCCGAAAAAGCGCAAGGCCTGAACCTTGGTACGGGGACACCACGCAGCTACGTCGCCGCGTTTATAAAGAACGGCTACTTTACCCCCGCGATCTAAGCCCCCTGCCCCCGCAAGGGGGCGACACCTACCCCGCCTAGAGCGGGGTTTTTTATGACCTTAGAACAGAGAACTGA